GGGACAGGAAGCGCAGGAAGCTCAGAATGGCTCGCTGGCAGTACGAGGACCACCTAGTTCAAGCAAAGCGCATGGTGATCAATCTACTGCGACGTCATGCACCTGAATACTGCAGGTAGTGGCTCCCCGTTTGACACACACTTGATTTAGCGTATATTTCCACGCGTGCCCACGGGCCCTCGGGCATGCCTTTCCCCAAAGTAGCCGAAGCCAGGTCTGCGTAAGCCCTGGCTTCTTCGTTTCATGGCTCCTCCCTGCAGGTAGTTGTTCGCCTGCTTTGCCCCATGCCAGCGAGCCGTAACTCGATGTGCATCGGGGCTACTTATTTCGACCTGCCCGGCAGCGCCCGACAATCACCTAACGACTGGGGGCGTCCTGCCGTGGCGGGTCGGGAAGCCGTGCGTAGGTTCAAAGTAAAGGAATCCATGGCTTTCGGAATTTCATACGGCCTGCGTGTTTGCGGCGTCTACAAGATCGTGAATGCGGCAAACGGAAAACTGTACGTGGGCAGCAGCGTCAACGTGGAAAACAGGATATTCAAACACCTGTCGTTCCTGCGCAGGGGCATTCACCCGAATGCGCACTTGCAGGCCGCATTCTCATCGTACGGAGAGGATTCTTTCTCTTTCGTGTTGTTGGAGACTTGCGCGAAGGACGAACTGCTGAAGTGTGAGCAGCACCATCTGGATGCGCTTAAGCCGGATTACAACATCTGTGCGGTGGCTGGAAACTCGCTCGGTTTCAAGCATGGGCCTGAAGCTAAGGCCAAGATGACAAAGGCGAATCTAGGCAACAAGCGAATGCTGGGCAAGCACCACACCGAAGAAACAAAGAGGCTAATCGGCGCCAAGGCAGCACTGCGAAGGCATACCGAAGAGCGAAGGGCAAAGATATCGGCGGCGCTGATGGGAAATCGCTACAGCGTTGGCAGGACCTTGAGCCAGGAGCACAGGGCGAAGGTATCTGCTGCACTGCGGAACGCATGGGCAGATGGTGGTTGCCGCAGCAGGCAAGTGGTATCTGAACGAATGCGTGCCAGATGGGCAGATCCAACTTGGAAGGAACAGCAGATCAAAAAGCTCACGGCCGGCAAGGCTGCGAAGCATGCCTTGGTCTAGGGACTCCCGCCATTCTAGGGGGTACGGCACAGCATGGGAGAAGTTGCGCCTGTTCGTGCTGCAGCGCGACAATGGTCTGTGCCAGTGTGTCCGTTGCAAGGGCGTATTCCTGACCCCTGCTGACGAGGTTAACCACATCGTGCCAAAGGCTGATGCCCAGCGTAAGGGCTGGACGCAGCAGCAGATGGATGATCCTGGGAACCTGCAGGCAGTGGCCCATGACTGCCACCTACGCATCACGGCCGAGCAGCAGGGCAAGGCATACAAGCCCAAGGTGCAGATAGGCGTTGACGGCTACCCAATCGAACGTGGCTCAATGTGAGCAGGCGTCGGCCAGCCTGAAGGGGAGGGGCGGGTCAGTTCTTTGCAATGCTGCGGTGCCGTACCGCGCCGAGCCTTTCTTGAACCCCTAACCCATGGAAAGCCATGAAACGAACCCGGGCCGACTCAGCAGAAAGCGCCGTGAAGGCGATGGTATCGGCCGCGAGAGGTGCGCCCGAGGTGCCGGAGCATGTCCGCTTGCGGGACGGGGATCTGCCGTTCTGGGCTGGCATCTTGCGCGCGCGCGCGAGGGACGAGTGGAGCGACGCTGACTTGGTGGTGGCTGCGCAGTTGGCTCGCTGCCAGTTCGACATCGAGACCGAATCGGTGAAGCTGGAAAACGAGACCACGGTTGTGAAGAACGACCGCGGGACGGTAGTGATGAACGCGAGGGTGACGGTGCTGGAGCAACTTGCCCGCCGCGAGATGGCACTGATGCGGACGTTGCGCATGGGTGGCAGGGTGGCCGGGGACTTGCGGGACGAGGCTGGGCGCCGCAAGATCGAGCGGGAGTCGTCGAAGCTGCGAGAGGAACTTGCAGAAGACGAACTTCTGGCGACGTGAGCCCTAAGAGGACGCGCGGCGAGCGTGTCTGCGCCTTCATCGAGAAGTATTGCCTTTGTCCGGAAGGCGACCATATCGGGCAGCCGATCAAGCTTCTGGAGTTCGAGCGCAGGTTCATCCTGGAGATTTACGACAATCCTTACGTTACACACACCGCGTACCTGAGTATTGCGAAGAAGAACGGGAAGACATCGCTGATTGCGGCGATTTTGCTCGCGCACCTAGCCGGGCCGGAGGCGGTTCAAAACGCCCAGATCGTCAGCGGTGCGCAGTCGAAGGACCAGGCGGCGGTGATCTTCGAGCTAGCCCGCAAGATGGTGGACATGGGCCCGGAGTTGTCGAAGGTGATCCGTGTGCAGCCGAGTGGGAAGAGGTTGATCGGGCTGCGCAGGAATGTGCTGTACCGGGCGCTGGCAGCGGAAGGCAAGACGGCGCACGGGCTGTCGCCGATCCTCGCGATTCTTGACGAGGTCGGCCAGGTGATAGGCCCGACTGATAAGTTCGTCTCGGCTATCACGACGGCGCAGGGCGCCTACACGAACCCGCTGCTGATAGCGATCAGCACTCAGGCCCCGACAGAGGCGGACCTTTTTTCGACGTGGATCGATTCGCAGAAAAGCGCCCCTGATCCGCGCGTTGTTTGTCACGTCTACGCAGCACCGGACGATTGCGCGCTGGACGACAAGCTGGCGTGGGCTGCGGCTAACCCTGCGCTGGGCGTGTTCCGTTCAATAGATGACGTAGCGAAGCAGGCGAAGCAGGCGATTGAGATGCCGGCGAACGAGCCGGAGTTCAGAAACCTGATTCTGAATCAGCGCGTCGAGAAGGTGAGCGCGTTCGTTCCCAGGTCGGTGTGGGAGGCCAACGGCGGTGCCCCCGGGGAACTGGCCGGCCGCAAAGTGTGGTGCGGGCTGGACCTATCCGCGGTGAACGACCTGACCGCGTTCGTGGCCGCTGATGAGATTGGCGGCGTGCATCCGACGTTCTGGCTGCCGAAGGAAGGTCTTGCGGAGAAGTCGAGGAAGGACAAGGTTCCTTACGACTTGTGGGAGAAACAGGGGTTTTTGAACACGACGCCAGGGAAGGCGATCGAGTACGAGTTCGTCGCCGAGTTCTTGCGCGGATTCTTCGATCGTTACGATGTACAGGCCGTCGGGTTTGACCGCTACAACATGAAGTTTCTAACGTCGTGGCTGGTCAAGGCCGGGTTTTTAGATGACGAACTGAAGAAGTTCGTTGAGTTCGGGCAGGGCACGGCGAGTATGACGCCAGCTTTGCGGGAGCTCGAGGTCAAGTTGCTGAACGCGCAACTCCGACACGGAAAGCACCCAGTCCTGAATATGTGCGCGAACAACGCGAAGGTCGTCGGCGATTCAGGCGCTCGCAAGTTCGACAAGCAGCGCGCGCGCGGGCGTATTGACGGAATGGTCGCCCTGGCTATGGCGGTAGGCGTGATGCCGAGCCAGGCCGAAGCCGCATTCACCGGGGAGCTGCGAGTGATTGAGATCTCATGAGCATGCTTCAGCGCTTCGTCGATCGTTTCAAGCCGCGCGCAGAAGTCACGACGCTCCGTTCCCCGGCGACGTGGTTCATGGAGGCGATGTTCGGCAATCGGGAAGCCTCGTCCGGCGTGCGCGTGTCGGAGGCGACGGCGCTCGGACTGTCGGCGTACTACTGCGGCGTGAACATGATCGCCGGCACGGTTGGATCTCTACCGCTGAACGTCTACAAGACCGACGGAAAGAAGCGCGATGTGTGGCCGAACCATCCTGCGCACTGGCTGCTGCACAACGAGCCGAACCCGGAGATGTCCGCGATGTCGCTGCGGCAATCATGGGTGATGCACGCGATCGCGCGTGGCAACGCTTACGGCGAGATCCTGTGGGATAGCCGCGGCAACCCGGCGGAAATCTGGCCGCTGCTGCCGACTATTTGCAAGCCGGTGCGAGATGACCAGGACGCGCTCTGGTACGAGGTCCGGCCGTGGGAGAAGGAAGTTCGGTATCTCAAGCCCGAGAACGTGCTGCACATTCCGGGCTTGGGTTACGACGGGGTGATGGGTTACGGCCTGATACAGCTCGCGCGCGAGTCTATCGGGCTCAACGCTGCGCAGGATCAGTACGCGGCGAAGTTCTTCAGGAATGGCGGGAACGTGTCTGCGGTCCTGGAAACGGACAAGCCGCCGATGACCCAGCCGCAATACGACCGGCTGAAATCGGAAGTGGTCGAGAAGCTGCAGGGCCTTACCAACGCGCATCGCATCGCGATCATGGAAAACGGCTTGAAGTATAAGCCGTTGAATCCGACGCACGAGGAAGCGCAACTGGTCGAGGCTCGCCGCTTCACCGTCGAGGAATGGGCGCGCTGGCTGAACATGCCGCCGCACAAGCTGCGCGAGATGACGCACGCGACGTTCAGC